GTGGTCATTTAAGCTCTATCACCCCCGATCTTGCGATCGTTTCGATAGAGTCTTCTAGGTAACTAGAAGCAGGTTTGCTAATACTGAATGAAGACTAGCTAGTCTCTTTCGGTATATTTCTTAAATTAGGGTACTGAAGTAAAACCTCAGCACGATTAATTAAAGATGATATAATCGAAAGACTGGCCCTAACATTGATATGAGAATCTGATCGAATAAAAACCCGATCATCTCATGGAATAGCCATAGTTTTCAAAGCTAATGGTCATTCCTTCATTGTTAGAGTCTTTTGTGTCAGTTTTAAATATAATTCCTCAATTCTTGAATATGAATTCAAGATTGGAAGATTATAAATTAAAGGTAAACCACGACCAATTTTATCATCGGGTAATCCAGTAATTTTGCAAACAAGATCAATAGCAAGCGGACCAAGTCCGATTGATTTTCTTCTTGTTGGCTTATTAGTAGGATGACTGTTTGAAAATTCTTCTACAACTATATTTTCCAGAATGTTAGCACATTCTGATTCATATAGGGGTGGATGAAAGGTGTAGCCTAAAGCCTCAAAAGCCTTTACAAGCTCTTGAGCCTTTAGGGAACCATTAATAATTTTAATTATTAATTCACAAACATATGATTTGACCTTAACATCACGTTTAATACGTGCTGGTAAGAATCGAACCATACCATAATAAAGTTGGACACCAGAGCTAATTCCGTTAACAAATTGAAAACCACGAGTCTCTCATTCTAACAATAAGTTCGTAAGTAAGTAGTAATACTTACCTTCGTTTCTTAGTGCTGAAACTGGGAAACCTGTAATCTCAATACCATTTCAGAAAATACGTTTAGTAAATTCAAAGAAATGGGCAGATTCATAAGATTTTGGTGCTGAAAATTCAACACCTAAACTTAATATAGTCTGCTTGTATAACTTAGCTAGATCCGGATCACCTATAACGATATCATCGCCCAAGAGAAAGTATTTTGACTTTCGTCAAGAAATACCAAGCTCTTGGCAGCAATAATATAATATATAGTGATGCGCCAGTGCAAAGGAGGCGAATGATGAGTAGGCACCCATTGGATTACCAACCCCGTATTTTAACGTACGACTTTGATAAACAAATGGAATACCAACCATCACTCTCTCCCATGCACTAACGTAGAAATCCGGAAATCGTCCTCTTAATACCAAAGATTCAACAGAAATGGGAAAACGATCTGTAGCTGCCGTTAAATCGACAGAACAGAAGTAATCCCAATCAGTTATCTTTGTAGAGAACGACCCCTGGTTAAAGGTTACATCTTGAGAGATGCCTTTAAGAGTATTAAAAAGATAAGAATGTAGCCCTCGAAGAACACTTTGAGAAAAGTAATCTAAGATGGCGACAATTCTAACTTTTAATTCTTTATCTCCAAACGAGACAAGTCTACGAAGAGGGGATTCCTTAACAGGAAAACCCAGGTCTTCGGTGACAATATCACGATTTGAAGATAAGACATCAACAACCTCAGCGAATCTTGGACCACCTAAGGATACTAAATCCTGAACCACTTCTGTGGGAAGGGAATAGAAATCCGAAAGAGAAGTCCAAAGAGCATTACCTGATGATGCCCCTAAAGGTCCCGAAGCAGAGCTAAGTTTAAATCTTTTAAACATAACTCCATTCGGAACAACCTTAGAAGGTAGACCATACCCTAAATCTAGTCAAAATCCTGTGATGTGTTTACCAATATCTGAGGGAACCTCTTTAATCGAGGGCCCAGTTATCGTTGATACATCACTGGAACTTAATGTTCCAGATTTTTTGATAGATCTTGTACAGAAAAATATAGTATTGAGAATCTGCAGCAAAGCTGGAGATTTACCTTTACGTATTATCGGTATAAGATCACCTAGAATATAGGGAATACCGTCATGAGTAGCCTTAATATCATTTCTTATCGGTGTACCAGATAAATAGTTTAATCAACACATTCGTAACATTTTATTGTAACGAACGAAATCTTTTAAACCACGAGTCTGATACACCTTTTCAAGAGATGATAAAAGTTTATCAATCAGTGGTAGCAAACCAATTAATTCAGGTTTAGATGCCTGAATTAATCAGTGAATGACTCTACTAGTTAGCCTAATTAAGGAGATGGAGATATTATTCTTCATTGACTTTAATTTGGTGAACTTTTAGTATCATCAGCTGCATTATTACACCTTGTAGGTCCGATTGGTTACGGACTCGACAGGGGATGCAGAGGTTAGCCCACGCAACGGAGAGCTCTGGGGGTACCCGTGAGGGCTCCCAGTGTGTTACGCACACAAAACAAAGCGCCTGGGCTTACCAGGACCGGTTTGAAAGAAGAATAAGGAAAGGGAACTTGAATTATATTCAAGAATTAAGTTCGTCCAACGAACTCCCTCACTTAAACTCTTCG